GGCCGGGACGCCGTTGAACCGGTTGTCCACCTTGACCACGGTGGCCGACACGCCCCCGTTGCCGTCCAGGTCCCAGGCGCCGACCCGGCCCAGGGAGTAGAACGCCAGCGCCAGGTCCGCCTCGGCCAGCGTGGCCGGACGGGCCTCCACGGCCACGGTCTCACAGACCAGGCCCAGGTCATTGCGCTCCGCGATGACGAGCGCAACGCCGGTGATGGTGGCGGTGGTGGTGTTCGACATGATGGCCTCCCTGGCCTTGTGGAGGGGGCTTGTCCCCCTCACATGAACTACTTTACAGGCTTGACTGTTAAGTGTCAACAGGCTGGCCCGAATTTCTCCGGACCAGCCTCTGACCTGCTCAGTTGCGCAGGAGCGTGGCCTCCAGGGCCAGGCCCTCATACGTCTTGCGGACGGTCCAGGCCGTGATCCGCTGGAAGCTCTCGGCGGCCAGGGCCTCGTCCGCCTTGTCCAGGTCGGCCGGGAGCGCCAGCCAGCAGATCGGTCCGTCGATCCCGGCGTACCGGGCCTCGCGGATGATCATCTCGTCGCCGCTGATGATGGCCGTGTGGGTGATGTCGCCAGGCTGCATGGCTCGGGTCCTTCCGGTTCGGGCGGCTCGTCCGCCCTCTGAGAACTACTTTACAGGCATGACGGTTAAGTGTCAACACCGGGCGGGGACCGGTTTCCCGGTCCCCCCGGCGGCCGGGCTACGCCTCTCCGGTCAGGTCGTCCAGGTCGGGCTCCACCGGCCAGACCGTCTCCGGGTGGTGGTCCCGGTAGACATCCGCCCGGATGTCCGCCCGGGTGAGCGCCAGCCGCGCGCCCTCGGGCAGCTTGCCCCAGATGGTCGAGAACGCCTCGGGCTCCAGGCGCCGGAGCTTGCGGACCAGGAGTAGGACCGCCTCGTCCGTGGCCTCGGTGTCGGTCATCGGCTTGGCCTTGCTCGTCGTCGTCATGCTCATTACTTTACAGGCGTGACGCTTAAGTGTCAACCTCACAGGCCCTACTGTGAGGTAGACCACAGGGCGTTGACACTTAACCGTCACGCCTGTAATGTTCTCCATATCAGCAGGGCACGCCACACAGAGGAGAACGAAATGACCGCCGCCGGAAAGATCAACGCCAGCAACGTCACCACCGGGGACCGGATCATCGTCAAGGCGCGGTTCGACGCCGAGGGCCACGAGCGGATCACCGAGAGCGCCACCAAGACCGGGGAGGGCGTGTTCGTTGCCCGGGTCGTCGGCAAGAGCTTCCGGGCCGCTCAGGGACCGTACGAGGCTCGCGGCAAGTACGTCATCGAGACCACGGCCGGATCGTTCGAGGCCGCGCCGATCCAGACCATGTGGCTGGCGCCGGAGGACAACGCCGGAGTCAAGCGGGCACGGACCGAGGCTGACGCCGAGGCCGCTCACCGGGCCGAGCTGGCCGCCACCGAGACCGTCCCCGCCGCCCAGGCGGGGGCGGCCCCGGCCGCGCCGCTGGCGCTGACCGAGACCCAGATCGAGGAGAACGCGGCCGAGGTGGACGCCCTGGCGTCGGCCGCCGCCGAGGCGGCCCGCGACGAGAACGAGGCGCCGGGCGGGATCTACCACGGCACGGCCTGGGCGAGCACGAGCCCGGCGCTCCGGACCCAGATGATCGGCCGGGTGCTCCGGCGGCCCGAGCTGACGTTCGACCTCCCCGAGGTGGCCCCGAAACTGATCACGCTGGAGGAGTTGACACTTCACAGTCAAGCCTGTAATGTTCTCTCTATCAGCAGCGAGCACGGCGAACCGGAGGAGATCGAGATGGCCCAGAACCTGACCCACGACGAGGCCCGCAACTACCCGCTCAGCACCGGCGAGACCGCCGACCTGATCGCCCTGGTCTCTTCGGTCAAGCCGAGCGACTGGGTCCAGGCCACCGAGGCCCAGCCGGTCGGCACGGTCGTCTACGCCTACGCGATGGGCGAACTCCGCCGAGGCGTGGTCGTCAAGAACACCCCGACCAAGACCCTGGTGGCACTGACCACGGCCGCCGCCAGCGCGCCGGGCGGATCGGTCCGGGTCCAGACCGCGACCGAGCTTCACACCACGGTCTACGTGGCGCCCGCTCCGGCCGCTGAGCCGGTCGAGGAGCCCACCGAGGACGAGGCCCCGGCCGAGTGCCCGGCGTGTGGCGGCCCGCTCGCCAGCGATGGTGTGTGCGCCGACGACGAGTGCGGCGCCGACGAGATCGAGGCCGACGAGGACTTGACACTTAACAGTCACGGCGGTAAGGTTGACAACATGAACAACGACGCAAGCGCCACCACCGAGACCCCCGCCCGAGAGACGACCGGATCGGCCGTGGTCCAGCTCCTGGAGAAGGTCCACGCACGCATCCGCCAGAACCACCCGGAGGTCCCGGCCGTGGTCATCGTGACCGGCTCCGGCGCCGACCTGATGGGACAGAAGTGGGGCCACTTCCGGCCGCGCGGCTGGATGGCCAAGGTGGCCGAGGAGGGCGCGGCCACGCACCTGGACGAGATGTTCATGGCGGGGGAGACCCTGGCCAAGGGCGCGCGCCAGGTCCTCCAGACCATGCTCCACGAGTCGGCCCACTCGCTGGCCGAGAAGCGCGGCGAGAAGGACACGAGCCGCCAGGGCCGGTGGCACAACAAGACGTTCGTCAAGGTGGCCGAGGAGCTGGGCCTGGAGTACAAGCCCGCCCAGGCGGACAAGACGATCGGCTTCTCGGCGGTCACGCTGACCGAGGCCACGCTGGCGGAGTACGCGGACCTCCTGACCGAGCTGGACGCCGAGATCCACCTGACGGTCCGGCTCCCGCTCTGGCTGGGCGGCGCGGCCGGTGGCGACGAGGACGAGGGCGGGGAGAACATGCCCAAGGCGCCCAAGGGCGACCCCAAGCCGAACACCAACAACGTCAAGTGCGTGTGCCGGTGCGAGGAGCCCAACATCATCCGGATGAGCCGCAAGGTCCTGGACCAGGCGGTCGTCCAGTGCTCGGACTGTGAGAGCCTGTTCTCCGCCGCCTGAGCGGCACGCTAGCGGCGGACCAGCCCTGACCCTCCCCGAGGGCCGGGGCTGGCGCTTGTAGCGGGCCAGACGCGCTCCTGGCCCCGGCTACCCCCACGCTCGCGCCGGGGCGACCCGGGCGCCAGCGCCGGACGCTATGGGATTGCTCCGGACAGATGTCGGTGACCGCTTGACACGTCACAGTCATGGCTGTAATGTAAGAGACGGTGGGAGAGGCCCGCCGTTAGGGGAGGCAGAGATGATCGGGATTGACCTGGAGAAGTGGCTGGCCGAGACCACCGAGCTGGACACCGTTCAGGCCGCGCTCGTGCGGGAGCGCGTGATCCGCCACGTGATGGCCGAGACCAGCGAGGACCGGCAGACGGTCACGGACATGATCGACGCTATGGAGTCGATGGACCAGGAGGCCGTCCTGGACCTGGCCGAGGGCGAGCCCACCACGCTGGCCAACGGGCTCCAGCGCTACGTGGACGAGCTGGAGAAGCGCGACCCTGACAGGGACGAGCTGACGCCGGTTGCACGCGTCTCGGGGGAGCTGGCCGCGCTGCTGGCCTACCCGTGGCCGGGTGAGCAGTGATGCCACGCTGGGTGCTCGTCCTGGCCGCCATCATCGCGGTTGTGTGGATGCTGACCGACCCGGCCGGGCTGGCCGCCTTCCTCAAGCACGGCATGGACGCCGTGATCACGTTCATTCAGAAGATGACCGCCTGACCAGGGCAAACATCTTTCCCCCTCCCCGATGTTGACACCTTGCAGTCTTCACGGTAAGGTTTCACCAGACAGACAAGGAGGGCCGCAGATGCGGACCAAGACCAAGGTGGCGGACCTGAACCTCCGCCAGTGGGACTACCTCACGACCCAGGTACCGGTGGACGGCCGGGACTTCCTCCCGGGCCTGCCCCGGGTGTGCGCCGTGTTCGAGCTGGCGCCGGAAATCTCCGAGCTTCACATCGAGATGGACGCGGCCGAACTGGCCGGGCTCCTCGTGGTGCTGGAGGGCATCCGGAACGACCCGGACCCGGTGCTGGTCGCCCAGGCGGCGCTCACCCCGGACGCGCTTCCGGACCAGGTCTGATGATCAAGGTCGTCGGCCTGGACCTCTCGCTGACGGGGACGGGTGTGGCGCACACGGTCGAGGGGGCCGTGTGCGCCCACCTGATCAAGACCAACCCCAAGCACCGGGACGGCCGCCTGGCCCAGATCCAGAACGAGGTCCGGATCTACGCCGAGGGCGCCGAGCTGGCGCTGATCGAGGCACCGGCCGCCAAGTCGTTTACCTCGGTCATCAGCGGCATGGTCCAGGGCGCCGTCCGGCTCGTGCTCCTGGACATGGGCATCCCCTACGGGACGCTCATGCCCGCGAGCCTCAAGAAGTTCGCCACCGGCAAGGGCACCGGCGACAAGGTGCCGATGGCGATTGCCGCACTCAAGCGCGCTGGCCTGGAGTTCCCGGACGACAACCAGTGCGATGCGTTCTGGCTCTGGGTGGCCGCCAACCACCAGGTAGGCCAGCCGCTGTACGACCTCCCGGCGCTCAACCGGGAGTCACTGAGCAAGATCAAGATGGAGGGCTGACAACCCGTGGCGATGGAAGACAGGAAGGCCCAGCTCCGCGACGAGCTGGAGCGCGACGAGGCGGCGCTCCGCCGCAAGATCGAGCGCAAGGAGCGGTACCTGGAAACGCTGGAGGCCATGCCGGAGTTCGACGCTCTGGACGAGGGGATGATCCTGGCCCTGACCGTGACCTACGGCCGCTCGGCGCCGTATCCGGTGGTCGCCTACAAGGGCGGCGGCAAGTGGCACCTGACCGGCGAGAAGTCCCCGAACGGGGTCACCGGCGACGAGCTGGCCGAGTGGCTGATGACCGGCGGGCGGCACCTGCGTACGGCCCAGCCCATCGCGGAGTTCACCGTCCAGAAGGTCGAGCCGCCGGTGTTCGACCTGGGCGAGGCCATGCTGTCTGCCATGCGCGAGTTCCCGGGCGGCCGGTTCGGCATCGTCAACACGTACGACGAGTCCAGCGGCCGGGGGTGGTGATCGTGAAGACCCAGGTGGTCCTCCCGTTCTCCCGCGAGACCAAGGGCACGGTGGTCTACGCGGTCAACAACCTCAAGTCAATGGCCGTCGGCCAGGTGTACGTGAACAAGGAGCACCTGGAGAAGGTCGGCGGCGCGTGGCCCGAGCGGATCACGCTCACGATCGAGCCGGGCGACACGACGGGGGAAGCGACCGCATGACGACCACCACCGAGGCGAGCCAGGTCGAGACGTACCTGGCTCGCTCCGGTGGGCGCATCGGGTGCCCGCACCCGGCCCACCGGTTTGCCAGCCCTCGCAAGCCACCGAGCCGTCTCATCCTCCCCGAGTGCGCCGGGCGCGGCCCCTGGCTGGCCGCACGGCGCGAGGGGATCGGCGGCTCCGAGGTCGGCGCGCTCATCGGCGTGAACGAGCACGAGACCGCGATGTCCATCTGGAACAAGAAGCGCCGGACCGAGCCGGACGTGGAGCTGACCGGCGCGCCGATCGAGTGGGGCCACCGGCTGGAGGATGTGGTGGCCATGAAGACCGCCGAGGAGATCGGCATGGTCTCGCGGTTCGGCGGCGGACTCTGGGCGATGACCGACAAGCCGCACATCCGGGTGACCCCCGACCGGTTCGCGTGTCGTCCGCGCTCGTGGAAGGCCGAGGCCGTGATCGAGTGCAAGACGGCCGGATCGGACGAGCACTGGGAGTCCGGCACGATCCATCCCAAGGCCCACGGCACCGGCTCGGCGCCGCTGGCCTACCAGGCTCAGATCCAGTGGCAGATGGGCATCCTGGGGATGTCCGTGGGCTACCTGGGCTGTTTCGTCCTGGGCTCGGAGCGCCAGTTCTTCACGGTCGAGGTCAACTTCGATGCCGACTGGTTCGGTGAGATGGTGGCCGCCGCCGATCGGTTCTGGACGGAGAACATCCTCGGGGAGGAGATCCCGCTCCACGACTACCGGCACCCGATCACCGAGGACCTGATCAAGGAGATGCACCCCTCGGTGGTGGAGGCGTCGACTCAGCTCCCCGACCTGGCCGAGGAGTGGCTGGTGGACTACCAGAAGGCCAAGGTGGCGGCCGAGGAGGCGGACACCAACCTGACGGCGGTCAAGAACCTGTTCCGGGAGTGGACCGGCGACGCCGGGGCGGGCTACCTGGGAGACGACAAGCTGGTGAGCTACCCCGAGGTGCGCTCCTCGCGCATCGACGTGGAAGCGCTCAAGCGGGACTATCCCGAGGTGGCCGAGGCTGTCACGGTGCACTCCCGGTACCGTCGAATGACCATCCGGGTACCCAAGAAGTTCAAGCTTCCTGACGCTTAAGTGTCAACGTTGCAACGTTGACGGCAAGGCTGTAACGTGTTCTCTGCTGGCCCGGTGATCCACGGGACGGACCCACCGGGCCAGCAACAATGG